GGAGGCGGCGGAGGAGCTGCTTCACATTCTCCTGGAAACGCAAACAACCAACCTGCAAGACCAGGTGGAACTGGAGGATCAGGTATAGTAGTTATTAGAAGAGTGACTGCAGATTCTTGCGGATCTGGTGGTACAACAACAACATCTGGTTCTGACACAATTCATACTTTTACTGGGCCGGGGACATATACTGCATAGGAATTTATTATGGCACATTACGCAAAATTATCTGAAAATAATGAAGTTCTACAAGTTTTAACATTAGATGATGTTAATGAACAAAATGAGGCAGGAGAAACTGTTGAGTCTATTGGACAAGCTTATTTAGAAAAACACAACAATTGGCCAGCGCATCTTTGGAAAAAATGTTCTTACAATACAAAAACATCGCCTGAAGGAAGTTTTCACAAATTAGGAGGAACACCTTACAGAGGTGTTTATGCAAGTATCAACATGGTTTATGATTCAACTAGAAATGTATTTAGACACAAACAACCTTATTCTTCTTGGACTTTTAATGATACGTCTAATGAATGGGAGCCACCGGTAGAGTGCCCTGAAACTACTACGGAGATGCAAGGTTTTAATGACGTTGGAGAACCAGTTACAAAAACAGTTACAGATCTTTACGATTGGGATGAAGAAAATCAAACTTGGGTTAAGACAGATTCAGGATACTTATCTCTTTAATCTTTACTTCAGTCTCGTCCTATTATATAAGATAAAACATGAAAGCAGAGTTTTATAGACAGATATTAAGTGACAATGTAATTACACATGGCCTAGTTAAAATGCCAAAAGGTTTTGAAATAAACCGTAAAAGTATAAAAGAAAATATAGTTTATACTAATTTAATATCTAAAGAAAAAGCAAAGTTAAATGCTTATTATTTACCTTATCCTAGATATGCATCGGGTCATAATAGAGCCATAGATATGCTTAATAGATTTGTTATAGAACATTTAAATATGTATTTTAAAATAACTTTAAGACCAGTAGATGCATGGGGCAATGTTTATTTTCCAAACGATTATTACAATGAAATAAAACATATTGATCCATTAAATTTAAGAGAAACTCCAGACTTTGTTTTGTTATATGGAGTTGATATTAAAGATAGACAATCAAAAATTACTTTTAAATATGATGATAATAGAAGAGTCTCTAGAGAATATTGGTTGCCATTAAAAACTAATCAATTTATATTATTTCCTTCAACCACTTCTTATTTTATTAGTAAAAATAAAAGTGATGACATTAATACAGTATTAACAATTACGTACGCAGATGAATCTAAGTAACTATTTTTGGTATTTTACAAATGTAATTCCTCACCGAATATGTGATGACATTATCAGCTATGCTAAATATAAAAAAGAATTTCTTGGAAGAACAGGTCGTGCAGACAATACGAAAGAATTAACAAAAAAAGAATTAAGCGATTTAAAAAAAATTAGAAACTCAAATGTGGTTTGGATGAACGATGCTTGGATTTATAAAGAAATACATCCTTTTGTAAATTTTGCTAACCGTAAAGCTGGTTGGAACTTTGATTGGGATTATTCAGAAGACTGTCAGTTTACCATTTATAGAAAGAACCAATACTATGATTGGCACCAAGACGCTGATAATAAGCCTTATAAAAATGGTAAAATTAGAAAATTATCTGTAACAGTTTCATTATCTGATCCCAAAGAATATAAAGGAGGAGAATTAGAGTTTGATTTTAAAAACAGAAGGCCTAACCGGGATCGACCATATTCTTGTGCGGAAATATTGCCAAAAGGTTCTTTAGTGGTTTTTCCGTCTTTTGTGTGGCACCGAGTAAAACCAGTATTTGAAGGAGAAAGATTTAGTTTGGTAATTTGGAGCTGTGGTAATCCGCTTAGATAAAATGAAATACGTATTTGAAAAACACAACAATTTTATAACTCCTATTTGGAGAAAAGAATTTCCTGAATTTATAAAAAATACAAATAAAATTTGTGATGAATTTATTAACAAAGAAAAAAACAAACAAAAAGAAAAACTAAAAGAAAGAGAAAAACAATTTAAAAAGAAACTAGGAGACTTTGGTCACGTGTTTCACACTCCTAATATACATTATGAACCAGGTTTGCAAAAATTAGTTAAAATAATTGGTGAGGCTAGTTTAAGTTATTTAAATGATAGCGGTGTAGACACCAATAAAATTAATTTATATTTTACAGAATTTTGGGTGCAAGAGTTTGGTAAAAAAGGTGGTGCGCAACATGACCCCCATTTACATTGGAATAATCATGTTTCTGGTTTTTATTTTTTAAAAGCAAATGAACTATCTTCATATCCTGTTTTTCATGAACCACGGCAAGCTGCATGGATGTCTAAGCTGCCAGAGAAGGATGCTAAACAAAATACACCAACAAGTAGTTTAATTCATTATACAGTTAAACCTGGCACGATGTTAATTTTCCCTTCGTATTTAGTTCATCAATTTGCTATGGACATAGCCTCTCAACCATTTAGATTTATACATTGGAATATGCAAGGTTTATTAAAGGAAATAAGATATGGATAGTTCTTTTAAAAAAAATAAATACATGGTTTTAAAAAAAGTTATTAACCCTGAATTAGCTAAATTTGTTACAGATTATTTTTTGTTAAAAAGAAAAGTAGCTCAAACGTTTTATAGAGAAAAATGGATATCGCCTTTTTCAACAGAGTGGGGTGTATGGAATGACCAACAAGCACCGGACACTTATTCACACTATGCAGACATAGCTATGGAAACTTTACTCCAGTGGGTTTTACCTACTATGGAAAAACACACTAAACTTAAATTGGTCCCTACATATTCATATGCTAGAATTTATAAAAATGGAGATGTCTTAAAAAAACATAAAGATAGATTTAGTTGTGAAATATCTACAACTGTAAATCTTGGTGGAGATCCTTGGCCTATTTATTTAAATAACGGGAAAAAAAATATTAAAGTAAATTTAAATCCTGGGGATATGTTAATCTATAGAGGTATAGAACTAGAACATTGGAGAGAAAAATTTAAAGGTGAATATTGTGCACAAGTATTTTTACACTATAACGTAAAAAATAAAAAAGCTAATCTGTTTGATGACAGGCTGCATCTAGGCTTACCTGCATGGTTTAAGGGCAGAAAATGAGAATACTTGTGTTTGGTTTACCAGGGTCAGGTAAAACAACTTTTGCAAGACAGCTGTCGGCAGGTTGTGCTTATTTTAACGCTGATGATATTAGAAAGATGTTTAATGATTGGGATTTTTCTGAAGAAGGTAGAACAAGACAAGCACAAAGAATGGGTTGTCTATCATCTTTAGTAGATGGACCTTGTGTTGTAGATTTTGTTTGCCCTTTTGATGAAGATAGACACGAGTATGATGTAAAGATTTGGATGAATACAATTAAAAAAGGTAGGTTTGATGACACAAATAAAATGTTTGAAAAACCAGCGCACTGTAATTTTGAGATTACAAATTTTAATTATCAAAATATAATAAAGGAGATACGTGATAAATTATAAGAAACCTACAGCGCAAATGCTAGGTAGATTTCAACCTTTTCACGAAGGTCATTTTGAACTATTTAAAAAAATATTAGAGAAAACAGGGCAGGTTGTAATCATGGTTAGGGACTGTGATGGAGAAAACAATCCTTATAACTATGGCACGGTAAGAAGAAAAATTATACGTAGGCTGAGAGAATACAGAGGCATGTTTGAGGTTGTTCGTGTTCCAAACATTACTAACATTTGTTATGGTAGAGATGTTGGCTATAAAATTGAACAGATAAAGCTACCAGTGCAAGTAGAAAGTATTTCAGCGGCAAAAATTAGGGAGGGTAAAAATGAAAGACCAGTGGATAATAAAAACTGAATTGGATGTTAAAAAGATAGATAAAATAGTTGGTGAATACATTAAATCTTTAAACCCTGACGAACACAAATTTATATCTACGTCAGGTAAACAATCAGCGCAATATAATATTTTTAATTTAATAAGAAACAATAAAGATTTTCAATACATTTATGATGTGGTGTTGTCTAGTGTGCGTGAAGTTTTAAAGGGAAAAGACATTAATTTATTAAATGCTTGGACTGTTTTAGGACAAGAGGGAGGTTATCATGTTGTGCACTCACATGACCCTAATAGGCCATTTGGGGAAGATCAAAAAATAGCCACTGTTTTATATTTAAACACCGCACCTAAATCTAAATGGCAATCAATAAATGAAGATGAAGCAGGTCATTTTTACGCTCTTTATTATAGAGAAGATAAAATAAAATACTGGACACACGAGCCTAAAAAAGGGGACTTATTAATTTTTCCCTCTAATATGTTTCATGGGACATACCCACAACCAAAAGGATTAAGACAAACATTAAATATGGATTTTCAATTTCATGGGTAATTTTTATTATTGGGGACCTGTTTTATATAAAACAAAAATTTCACAAGCTGACGTAGATCGTGTTTTAAAACTAAAAGTTATGAACAGTATTAAACATAAATTAGCAGGTGTTATAGAAAATGAAAACTCTTTAAGTTCACCTAAATTTTTTAATATAATAGAAAAATATTTAGATGATTTTTATGGTGTTTATGAACATTGGTATAATAAAAAAGCACCAAGTAAATTAAAAGCAAAACGAACGTGGATAAATAAAATGGGGCCAGGAGATTTTAATCCTTTACATACACATAAGAACTGTGATTTTTCTAGTGTGTTGTTTTGTAAAGTAGATAAAAAATTAAAAGAAGAAAATGATTCTTTTGTTGGCTTGTCTTGTGGTCCAGGATCTATAAGTTTTCAATATGGCACAGCTCAAGCAGAAAACTGTATTACTGAGTTTTTTCACTTTCCAGAGGTAGGTGATTTTTTTATATTTCCAAAAACTCTTTATCACTTTGTACAACCTTTTAAGGTAAAAGCTGAGAGAATATCAGTAGCTTGTAATTTTAGTTGGGAGAAAGAAGACAAAACCGATTAGGTATAATAAATGTTATTACAAAACATAGAACTGTATGAGACTAAAAAATTTCAATATTTGTTAATACCTAAAAATGGTAGTACGTCTGTGTTAAAATGTTTTGAAAAAACCCCACATGTGGTAAAGAAAAATTTAACTAATAAAGTAAGATGGGCGGTAGTTAGAGAACCCGTTGATAGATTAATATCTGGTTTAGCTTATGACATTAATTTACAAAAATTATCTTTAAAAGATATTTCTATAGACTCTTTGTTTTATTCTAATATGCACTCTATTGTAAAAGAGTTTCATTTTGTATCTCATACTTCTTTACAAATATATTACCTGTACAACGCTAAAATAAATTGGTATGTTGACTTGAAAGATTTAAATATATTTTTAAAAATGCATTTTAATAAAGACATAAAGATTAATAAAGGCGCTAGTAAGATAAAAGAACAAGTTACAGATTTTGTTTACAATAACATGAATAAAATAAAACCTTATTTAATGCCTGATATAAAAATGTACGAAGCAATTCAACAATCAGAACAATTATGGCAATGGCAAAAAGGTAGAATATTTGATGAAGAAAAATAACATATTAAAAAGATTTTCTAAACTATTAGTTAATCCAAGCTACCCTAAAAGAAAGATGGCTTGGAATATAAAAGGCAGATTAAAAAATTCTAATCGAGTAGACAGATTTGATGTTCAAGATTTTAAAATACTAGAAAATGGTATGGAAGGTAGATTTGGAAACCTTTTTGATAACGTTGATAAAATGGTTTTTGAGAGAGAAGATAAATGGATTATTGTTGATATGGAAGAGCTATCTAAATATTTGATAAATAATCACATATTGAAGATTCATCTAAATGATTTGATAACAAATACGGATTGGACCATAATCATCCCTAAAAAGCACGCTTGATCTTGCGAATATAATAAACTATATTTTCAACCAAAAATCGGTATAATAGACAGATGCTTAAAAAAGTACAATTTTTACCTGGATTTAATAAACAACTCACCGAAACTCAAGCTGAAGGACAATGGGTAGATGGTGATAATGTTAGGTTTAGATACGGATCACCAGAGAAAATAGGCGGGTGGTCACAACTAGGTTCAAACAAGCTCACAGGCGCAGCTAGAGCCATGCATCATATTGTAAATAGTAGCGGTATAAAATATTCTATTATAGGAACTAATAGAATCTTATACGCTTACTCAGGAGGTGTGTTTTATGATATACACCCGATTCGAGCAACTACAACTTTAACAAGCGCATTTAGTACAACTAACGGATCTCCAACTGTTACTATAACTTTTTCTACAGGGCACAGTCTTAATCCAGGAGACATAATATTATTAGATAATTTTAGCACTATTACAGGATCTAATTTTGGTGCATCTGATTTTGACGACAAAAAATTTATGGTGACTAGCACACCAACCAATGTCACAATTACAATAACGATGGCATCAAATGAAACTGGCTCAGGCGCGACAACATCTGGAGGTATTAGAGTTCAATCCTATTATCCTGTTGGACCTGCAGAACAGTTACCTGGATTTGGTTGGGGTTTAGGTTCTTGGGGTGGTGAGGTAGCTAATCCTCAGACAACAACTTTAAATGGAGCTTTAGGTGATAACACAGCGGGAACAGGAGGGTCAGGAACTTCTATAACGTTGACTAGCTCTACAGGTTTTCCAACGACAGGAACAAATTTTATAAAAGTAGGAACAGAGGAAATATCTTACACTGGGGTGTCTGGTAATGACTTAACTGGAATTACAAGAGCAGTTCGAGGAACAACAAGAGCTGCACATTCAGATGGAGCTACGGTAACAGACACTTCTGATTTCGTGGCGTGGGGCGAGGCTGCATCAGGAGATTTAGTAATTGATCCAGGCCTTTGGTCTATCGATAACTTTGGTAGTAAAATTATTGCTTTAATACATAACAAACAAGTTTTTGAATGGAACGCAGATGCTGCAAATGCTAATGCAACAAGAGCAACAATTATATCTGGTGCACCAACAGCATCAAGAGATATGATTGTATCTACACCGGATAGA